TTAATGCTTAATAAATTTATGTAGAGTTATGTATGTGAATGGGAGAAATGCTGCTCTAAAAGTTTTCCCCTATATAGTAATGGGGGAGATGTATGTCTGATGATGATTATTCTGTTAGTTTGTTAGCAGAAGTATTAAATGTTCCTAAATGGTATTCAGATGCTTTATGTAATGTAAAGAAATATCCAGAAAATGACCCAGATTGGTGGTTTCCAGAACGAGGTAGTTCTACCAAAAAAGCAAAAGAGATTTGTAACAAGTGTCCAGTAAAAGAGCCATGCCTAGAACAAGCCCTAATACGAGGAGAGCGATTTGGTATCTGGGGTGGTAAGTCCGAAAGAGAACGCAGAGCTATACGCAAAGAAAGGCGTATGGCACCATTACCACCAGATGATGATGAGGATTTTTAAGGTAAGTCTTCTTCTGTTAATGTATAATCAACAAAGTATCTGTCATAAACAGCTTTAGCTTTTTTCTTGAGTTTTCCCCATTTAGCTTCTTCAATTGTTTTTCTACTTGTTAACCCTACAGCCATGTGGGTTAAGTAATCTTGTATATCTAACATAATCTTGTGAATATTATCACAAGCTGTTTTATACCTTTGTATTTAATGTTAAATCTATGTTAAAATTTTTATGTAATCATCTATGGCAAAATGTCATAGTAAGGAAAGGCGTGAGTGTTTTAAATACCACGCCTTTTTTATTTTTTTGATAATGTAGTGTTAGTCGGATTCCACACCGACCTCCTCCCATCATCGGCTCTCTTAGGAGAGCTGTATTCTGTATAAGTGATATACTTTCTTTATGTCTATTTTTATTGCAATGCCTACAATGCACGATACCGAATTTGAAATTACTATTAATGATGCCTATAGAAAAGCAAGTAACCCCTCTGATATAAATTTTGGTATTCGCTCTCTTTACTCTGACCCAAGAGAAGTTGAAAAGCTCAATAATATGAAAAATAAATATGGTAAAAGAATTAGAGGTTATGGTGATGCAATAACTGATGAAAACAGGCTAGAGAAAATTGGAACTGGTCACGCCAGAAAAGCTGTTTCAGATATGTATATGGGAGAAGATTACATATTGAGTATTGACAGCCATAGTTTATTTATACAAGACTGGGATAAAATTCTTATTGAGATGTATGAAGAAGCATCGCAACTAACTAACAATAGTAAAACAATTATTACTGCTTATCCCTCTAAATATAAATATGTTGAAAAAGGAATAAGAAAATTTGTTCAAGACAATATGTTATATCCATACATTGGTTGGGAAAAATATTGGACTTATGAAGAGTTTCCATTTTTATCAAGACCTTTATGGCAATCGTGTTTACCTTATATGGTTTTCCCATTAGAGGGTAGGTCTGAAAAATATTTACCCTCTGGTAAATTTTCATATAATTTTTCATTTAGCAAAGAAATGTTTTTGTATGAAGAAGATACAGAAATAGTAATAATGGAAGAAGATATTTGTAAAACATTTAAATTACTTAATGATGGTTGGGATTTAGTTCACCCAAATATAAATAAGCCTATTCTAGGACATTTATATTTAACTGATATTTCTGTATTAGGTGGTGGCAGAGCATCTTATACAGATTTTCTCGGTAGTATGGAAATACATAACGCAGAACTGAAAGAGCTTAAAAATTTTAACAGGTACTACCATAACCCAGAACTTTTGCATACAATTGAAAAATACGAAAAGTGGATGAACATAGACTTTAAAGAAAAATCTTTACATAATTTTCATATACCAGAAAGTTGGTTTCAAAGTGTGGGATGCTGAAAAAGAAACTTGGCAAGAATATAAAAAGAGAAGAAGTGCTAACTCTGGCATATCTGGTATGGGTCAGAAAAAAAGAGAAGGTACTGGCAAAATAAATAAATCAGAACTTCGTGAAAAAGCATTAAAGAGAGCTGGTTATCAATGTGAGTGGCATGAGTGTACAGACAGGACTTGGTTAGAGATGGCACATATCAAAGCTATAGGTATGGGTGGAAAAAATAGAAACATATCCAATGAATTATGGAATGTTGCGATATTATGTAAGAGACATCATGATATATTTGATGGAAGACAACAAGCTGGTGCTCACAAAGAGTATCAAGCATTATTAAGAGGTTATTTAAAAAGAGATGCCGAGATATGATTATAAATGTTTAAGGTGTGAAAGTGTTTATGAAATTAATCATAAAATTACTGAAGACCCTGAAATACTATGTCCAAAAGATAAATTCATTTGTAAAAGACAAATATCTGCAAATGTGGCTTTTGAAACACCTGTAGATGTAGAGTGGACAAAAGACCCAGCAAATTTATCAGCAAGTTCTCTTAATAAATTTAACAAGGCTAAAAAGAAAAAATTTAGGTGGTGATATGAGTTTTAACTATGACTTTTTAACTGAAGATGATAAAAAAACTATTGTTAATAATGAATTAAAAAAATTAGAAGCACAACATTTTGGTATGACAATTGTTGAGCCCTCTAAATTGCAACAGCAATCTGAACATTTACAATGGCAACAAGCAATAACAACTATTGAAAATCATATAAAAAAAATTAAAAAGAAAAAATCTGAACTAGGTATTTAATGCCTGTATATGTACCTGAATTACCAGGTTTGCATAAAAACCAAAAGGAAGTATCTAAATCTGATGCTCGTTGGAAAATATTATGTGCTGGTAGGCGTTTTGGTAAAACCAGACTTGGTATTCATATGTGTATGGAAGTTGCTCTTAATGGTGGTAGAGCATGGTGGGTAGCACCTACATTTGCAATTGCTAGAGTTGGTTGGAGAGCACTAGAAAACGCTGCTTACTCTTTTCCAGAAGAAATTAGACCTAAAATATCTTTAGCTAATATGGAAGTAATTTTTCCAAATGGTGGCTCTATATCTTGTAAATCTGCTGACAATCCCCAAAGATTAAGAGGTGAAGGTTTGAATTTCTTAGTTATGGACGAAGCAGCATTTATTAAACCAGATGTTTGGCAAGAAGTTTTAAGACCTACACTTACTGAAAGAAAAGGTTCTGCTTTATTTATTAGTACGCCAATGGGTATGAATAATTGGTTTTATGATTTATGGGAAACTGCAAAAACTGCACCTAATTGGGATAGATTTCAATTTTCAACTTATGATAATCCTGCTATAGACCCAGAAGAAATAGATTCAGCTAAAGCAGAAGTAGGGTCTATTGTTTTTGCTCAAGAGTATTTAGCAGAGTTTGTTGATGCAGGTCAAGGTTTACTTAAACCTGAGTGGATGCAATATTTTAAAGTTGAAGACAGAATGTACAAAGGTGGTGGTTCTCAATGGCAACCAGGAGAAATGGTTCACTTCGGTGGTGCTGACTTAGCAGTAACTACAAATACTCAATCTGACTATACAGTTGTAATGTCTTACGCAATATCACCAGATATGAAATTGTTTGTAGAGGATATGCAAAGATTAAAAATTGAAGGACCAGATATTATTCCAATGATACAAGGTATGTACCAAAAATATAAATGGTCTTATGTTTGTATGGAAAAACAAGGATTTACTAAAACTTTTATACAAGAAGCACAGCGTAGAGGTATGAGAGTTAGAGAAATGGATGCTAGCAAAGATAAAATAACACAGGCTATGCCTTTATCGGCTAGGATGGAGGCAGGCGATGTGTTGTTTCGTTCTAATGCATCGTGGTTAGAAGATTTAGAGAGAGAACTTATGACCTTTCCTGTAGGTAGAAACGATGATATCGTTGATGCTTTGGTATTGGGTGTACAGGCATTGGTTCAGAGGAGAAGCTGGCAGGCGTATTAATGGCAGAGAATAAAAGTTTTTTAAGCAGAGTATCAGATTATTTAAATAAACCTAGTGAAGCATCACTAAGGAAAATGGCGAGTTATAACCAAAGTCTCGCATCTAGTAGAGATAGTAGCGTTTATGGTTATAACACAACAGCAGGTTTTTGGGAAACAGCAGAATTAAAAGAAATTGGAGATGGAACTGCTAATAGTGCTGTAGTAGCTTGTTTAAATGTTCTTGCGACTTCATTTGCCGAACCAGCATTACAAGTAGTTAAAAGAGACCAAGTATTTGGTGATAGAGAAGTTGATTACAAACACCCAGTTAGTGAACTTTATAGAAGACCTAATGAATTTATGTCTTCAAGTCTTTTATCACATTACATAGTTCTTTCTCTAAATGCTCATGGCGATGCTTTTATATTTAAAAATAGAAACAAACAAGGTAAAGTTGTAGCTTTAGTTCCATTAATGCCAGGATTAGTAGATGTAAGAGGTAACACATCTAAATTAATTACGCATTACGAATATTATGCATCACAAAAAAATGCAACTTCAGGTGAACCAGTAAGAATAGACCCTAAAGATATTATTCATATTAGACAAGGTATTGACCCTAATGACCACAGAAGAGGTCACGCACCACTTAAATCAATTCTTCGTGAATTGTTAGGTGATGAAGCAGCAGGTCAATATACCACTGCATTGTTAACAAACTTAGCTGTTCCAGGCGTAGTTCTCTCTCCAAGAAATGATGCAATGGGTGGTCCTACTAGGGAAGAAGCAGAAGCTATTGCTGAACTTTATAAACAAAAGTTTGGTGGTAAAAACAGAGGTGCACCAATGGTGTTATCTGGGTCAATGAATGTTGAAGTTGTTTCTTTTTCTCCTGACCAAATGAAGTTAACTGAACTAAGAAAACTTCCAGAAGAAAGAGTTTCTGCTGTTCTTGGTGTGCCAGCAATATTGGCTGGACTCGGAGCTGGATTGGATGCGGCAACTTATAACAATACTGCTGAGTTGCGAGAGTTCTTCACTGAGCAGAGATTAGTTCCATTATGGAAAACAGTAGCTAACGAATTAACTCATCAGTTGCTAGTTCCTGATTTTGGTGATAGTGGTCAAGTTTGTGATTATGATATTCAAAATGTCAGAGCTTTACAAAC